AAGCCGCTAAAAGAAATTCAGAAGAAAATGCAGCAAAGCAGAATGCAGCACGTGCTATGGTGGGTGCTCCTCCAATTAATTATGATTATAATATAATTGATTTTGCTAGAGATGTTTCTCCTGTAGGTGCAGCTATGAATATGGGTAGTGCATTAAGAGAAGGTGATTATAAGACAGCAGGATTAAATGCAGCTTTATTAGGAGCTGAAGTATTACCATTTGGTAAACTTGCAGGTCCTTTAGCTAAGCGTGTTTATAATGCAGCAATAGATCCTGATTATAGAAGTATAGGCGATATATTAGGTAATCCTGTTTCAATGCCTTATAAAGCTGCTGGTGCAGCACCTTTATCAAAGCCTTATAATTATTATGTTCATTATTCTAAATATCCTGGTATGATGAGTAAAAGAAAGTATATTTATGGAAATAGAAATACTTCTCAGCATTTAGATCCAGCAATGCATCAAAAGCTTTTACCAGAAGAGAAAATTCAAAGATACCAAATGTTAGAGTATTTAGATAATCTTAAAGCAATAAATCCTAATGATCCTTTAGTAAAAATGCAACCTGCTGATGCATTTAGAGAATTAGCAAAAAGAGGCCCTTTGAATCCAGCATTTGATAGTGCTTTTGTAACAGGAATAGAGCATGCTAAAAATCTTGCTAAGTATAAAGTTATAAGTCCAGATAAAAAATATATAAATGTATTTAAAACGGATACTACTTATCCAAGTCAAACAATGGCTGGAGAAAACTTAGGTAACCCAGTAACAGAATCTTTATATCCTAAGATAGATATGTATGATACAGAAATAGATGTAGCACCTATAATAAAAAAATATAAACAATTAAAACATAATCAATTAGGTGGTAAAGAAGTAGACGTAAGAGATTCAGACTTTTTAGATTTCTTAGATAACGAAATTAGGAGGAATTAAATGAAAGAAAAATTAAAAAATTTTAGTAAAAAATTCGGTGAAGGCACAGCCTGGGATTTAGATTATGGTAAGTTATTAATAATTGGTTTGTTAATATATCATATCTTTATACAATGAAAAAATTAAGAAGAGCTGCTATACGCTACCAGAATAGTGTGGCAGCTAAAGGAAACTACATACCATCTATGGCTGAAGCAATAGCCTTTGCTAAAAGGAATACTAATGATAAAGACTCAAGAAGCTCAGAAAGCAATGGAAGTGCTAGACACTTATTGTAAAGAAAATAAATTAAATACACCACACTTTGAACGTAAAGTACTGTGGGATTCTTTAAAAGAATTTAATAATTTAAAAAACCGTAACACTGATCAGTTTATTGAGACTCACTTACATCAGTGGAAACAAGGATTATGGACTTAGAAGATAAAGTTAGTTTAATTAAAATGAGGATACACAAAGTTAGAAAAACATATAACTTAGAAACTAAATTACCTGAGAAGAAAAATGATAATGAAAGCAATTCAAAAAAATCTGGAAAAAAACTCAAAGTTCAACGAGTATGATGAGGATGGTGATGGTGTTGTATCTGATGAGGAGTTAGCACATTTGAAAGAAATAAAACATACAGAATCTGTATTACGTAAAGAGCTTGCACAATTAAGAATGGCAAGGTATACTTTAATAGCTATGGGTGTGTTTACCGCGGCAATGTTTTTGCCGTGGGTCCCACTTGATAGAGTGGAAGCATTGAGTGACGTAAGTAATTTATTTTATATCTCAGGAGCAGGTATAGTCGGTGCATATATGGGTGCATCAGCCTGGATGAGTAGAAGAGGTTAGTATGTTTAATACAGGGGACGGCTGGAAAAATCATGAAGAAAGTTTTGAAGAAACATTAAGAAGAGAAATGTTGGCTGCAAGGCAAGAGCTTTGGTTAGTTAAGATGGATTTAAAAGAACATCAGGATGCGCATTATAAATTATTAAAGCGTAATGCTGAATTAATAGAAGAAGTAATTAATTTAAAAAAGAACCAATGTAAATGTGAGGACTAGCTCATGACAGATTTACCTAATATAGCTTCAATACACCATACACCGATTTTTAAAATTATCGTAGGACTAATAGTATTTTATGTAGGACTTAAAATGTTTGCAGGCGGAATGAAAGCGCTTGGTAGAGTAGAACAACTTGAACCTTTTATAGCTAATCCATACCTAATGTTCTTAGGTGGAATTGTTTGTACATTAATGTGGCAGTCAAGTTCACTGTCAACAACAGCAATCGTAGGATTGGTAGCAAGTGGTTTCTTACCTTTACCTTCTGCTGTTGCTGCAGTATTAGGAGCTAATATAGGAACAACCGGAACTATATGGTTAGCAGGACTACTTGTTTCAGATGGTATGCCAAAAGGTGATACGCTGCGAATAGCTGTAGCACACTCAGGTGTTAATCTATTTATGGCAGCTACATTGTTACCATTTGTACATCATATAGCAAGATTTTTAAATAAATTGTAAATCCCAGGAGCGGAATATGTCAAGATTTATACAAGAACCTAGAAAGAAAGAAAAGTCTAAAAAAGAAAAGACTAGAACTCTTACTAATCCGGGTTCATATACAAGTAAACAATTAAAAGAAGCTAAGAAAGTTTATATGCATCAGGGAGAACCACAATGAGTAAACCTGACGGATATAAAGAAAAAGTTACCGATGAACAATTAATACAGATGATTGAAACTGGTGTTGCTAATTCCAGCGGTGATTGGCTTAACAGTTCAGATCTTGCACGAGAAAGATTAAAAGCTACATACGAATATGCAGGTTTAGCTGAGAATCACTTAACACCACAGGGTGTAAGTACAATTGTAGATACATCAACGACTGAAGTTGTAGAAGCATATACTGCTATTATCTCTGATTTGTTCTTAAGTAACCATAAATTAGCACGATTTATACCATATGATGAGACTCCTGGTAGTTTTGCAGCAGCAAAAGATGCAGGTAATATAGTTAATTATTGTTTGTTTAAAAAGAATAATGGCTGGGAATTAATGCAACAATGGATTAAAGCATCGCTATTATGGAAGAATGCTGTATGCCGTTGGACATATATTGAAGATTATGATTATGTATTTGAAGAGTTTGAACAAATTTCACAGGCAAAGCTAGATGAATTACTAGCAGATGATAATTCAGAAATTGTTGGTGATTTACAATTTGAAAATACTATTAATGAAATAGATCCTTTAAATGGTGGAGATCCTAATGTTGAATTAAGTTATGTTAATGTCCGAATAAAAAAGACAATAGATAAGTCAAGAGTTAAAATAGAAATTGTTCCACCAGAAAACTTTAGGTTATCCAGAGAAGCTACATGTATTACTGATGCCAACTTTGTAGGTATTCAGACTGAGATGACACGTTCTGAATTACGTAAGTTATATCCTGAAGTTGCAGATAATATAACTGAGTGGGATGAGTTATCAAATGAAGAATGGTTAGGGAGTACACAATACTCTGAAGATGTTGCGGCAAGAAAAGAAATTACAGGTCAGGAATACTGGCAGGGTAATCAGCAGCATGATTTAGTTCCATTAGAAGCAAATAGAAATGTTGTATTAACAGAATCCTGGATTAATGTTGATAGAGACGGTGATGGTATTGCAGAATTAAAACATATTATTTCTGCTGGTAATAACATACTTCAGGAAACAGATGTAGAAGATATTCCGTTAGCTTCAATTGTTCCTATTGATATTCCGTTTGAATTCTATGGATTATCAATGGCAGACTTTACACGTAGTTCTACGTTAGCATCAACTGCAATCTTACGTGGGTTTGTAGAGAATACTTACTTAACAAACTATTCACCTAAGTTAGCTGATCCGAATGTTGTAGACTTCAGTGCATTACAGAATATGAAGCCTAAACAGATTATACCGACGAACGGTAATCCTCAACAGGCTGTATTACAAATGCCACCTGAAACAATATCTACAGGTACTGTACCATTATTAGAGTACCTGCAGTTAATAAAAGAGCAGGCAACGGGCATGTCAAAGGCCGCACAGGGCCTTAATGATACTTTGTATATATCAGGTAACTCAGAACAAAAGCTGGCTGCTGTGCAGTCTGCAGCGCAGAAACGTATTCAACATATTGCTAGACGATTTGCTGAAACCGGCTTTAAGAGATTAATAGCTGGTATATATGAAACAATGCGTAAGAATATGAAAGGTAATATGTCTTATAATCTTGATGGTGTATATGGCACAGTTAATATAGATACATTACCAAATAAAATGGATGTAGAAATTTTATTAGATATTGGTGAAAACTCTAATGCTAATCAAATATCAAAGCTATCTAAAGTAGGTGGAGAAATATTACCAGCATTAAATAATCAAGGTGTAGGTATGGTAATTAAACCTGAAGCCCCTGCTGTCTTAGCTACTAAGTTAATTGAAGCTATGAACTTAGATAGTAATGATTTCTTAGAAGACTATACTACTGATGAATTTAAACAGAAAGCTGCTCAAGAAATTGAAAAGCAATCTCAAGATGCTGAACAGATGAAACAGCAAGAGCAAAGGAAAGCTACGGCTGAATCCGCTTTAGCGGAGGCAAACGTTGGTTTTACTAATGCTCAAACCAAGAATACTCAAGATGATAATGCTAAACAATTAGCAGTGTCTATTGATAAGCATTTTCAAGAATGGGCTGACCTTGCAATAAAGGCAACTAAAGAAGGTGCCCAACTACCTGAGCATCCTAATTATGCTCAGATAATAACAATGGCAAAGCAAATATTGCAAGGGCCACAACAACAGGGAGAATTGTAAATGGCAACAGTTACAATAGATACAGCCGGAGTTGGGGGAACCCAATCGGGTACGGTTACTACTGCTGGAGGATCTGGTGGTGGTAAAGTAATGGTTACTAATGATAGTGATTCTAAAATCACATTTAATGTAGCTACTGCAGGTACAGATGTACAAACAGGAGTTACTTGTGAAGCTAAAGGATATAAGATTGTAACAGGTCTTAATAATGGGGCTACCACTTTAACTAGCCTAACAACTTCACATGGAACATCTGCACAAGCTAATGAAGTTGTATATCTTACACTTATAACATGAGTAAGGAGCTATTTCAAAAATATATTGAATGGCTACTTAAAATAATTAATAAATAGTAACGCCTAATGGGTTACTAATAATCTTGCTTACAAAGGAGAAAACTTATGAATCAAACATTAACTTTATTTGATCACTTTAATACATTAACACCTTATGCTGTTGGCTTTGATCGTTTATTTGATCAGCTTGCACATAGCTCAAGGGTAACTAAAACATATCCTCCATATGATATTATGAAGGAAGATGAATATAACTTTAGAATTGAAATGGCACTTGCAGGTTTCGGTAAAGAAGATATTGAAGTTGAAGTTGCAGAGAATGTATTAAAAATAAAATCTGTAAAAGAAAACGATCATGATACTAAAAACGTTTATAAGGGTATATCATATAGAAAGTTTACCCGTGAGTTTACTATTGCAGATGACATTGAAGTTAAAGATGCAAAGTTAGAAGATGGCCTTTTAACTATCAAACTGGAAAAGATTGTTCCAGAAGAAAAGAAACCTAAATTAATCAAAATAAATTAAGGAGGACATTATGGATCCTATTACATTTTCAGGCATAGTTAGTTTCGGAATTAAAGTAATACTAGCTATTGGCGTAACAAAAGAAGTTGTAACTCCATTATTAGTATCTGCATTTGGCGGCTAATATATGGACAAGTATCGTGAGACAGCCGAGAAGAGGCTGGGTAATGACAAGTCATACGGTAAACACAAAATTCATCCAGACGAATTAGCGCGACGTGCCCATGTTAAAGGGCACTTCGCATCAAAAGAACGTACTGAGTTTTTTGATGAAGTGTATGGCGAAGTATTAATTGATTTGTTTATTGAATGGTTAAAAACAGAACCACATGAAACAAAGTCTCGAGAGTTCCTCTACTCTTCCGCTATGGCACTTGGTAGTGTCAAAGAAAGAATGATAAACTTCGAGACATACGGGAAGAATATCCCACATATCCTGGAGGACAATGATGCAAAGGGACATTGATTACGAAAAACTCTTATATAATACTAGAGAGATGATAAACACTTTAGAATACGATGCAATGAGAAGTGGTGGTAAAACTAAACTTAATTGCGATAAATTATATTATTTATATTTTCTTGAAGAAAAATATTCTAAAATGTTAGAAAAGAATTCTAAAAAGCCTACTACTAAAAATAAAGAGGTAAGCTAATATGAGTGAAAATACCGAAGCAAGAACAGACTCTACCCCGCCAAAGGATGACTCTGTTGCACCGGATGGTCGAACGCAAGAACAATTGCTGGCTGACATTGTTTCTAATTCGGAATTTGTACCGAATGAAGAACAGTCTCTACCCGTTGAGCAAGTACCTGAGATTGACCCAGATGAATCAGAACAAGAAGACCCGCAGGAATCTGAGGAATCTGTAACCGAAGAAATTGAAGAAGAAGCTGAAACTGAAGAAGTAGAAAGTGAAGGTGAGGATGCTGATGAAGAATCCGCTACCCAAGATACTACATTATTTACTCCGGAAGAATTAGACTTAGAAGCAAAAGTATCTATTAAAATCGATGGGCAAGATACTGAAGTTTCTTTTAATGATCTTATTAAAGGTTATTCTACTGAACAATCTCTATCCAATAAGGGTCGTGAACTTGGTGACGCAAGGAAAAGCTTTGAAGAAGATTATAATAAAAAGTTACAGGAAGTACAACAAATGTCTACTGCTTCAGTAGCTATTTTATATAAGTCTGAACAAGAACATGCAAAAGAATTTCATGATCTTGAAAAGCAAATTGATGATGCAAGAAAAGATGGTAATTCGTATGATTTATCAGAGCTTAAAGACAAACGAGAACAAAAGCAAAAAGAATATTGGGAAGCTAGAAGAAACCGTGAAGGACTTCAAAAAGCTGTAGATGCACAATCGCAAAAACAATTACAGGAATCTTGGGATGCACAATTAAAAGTTTTTAATGATACTATTCCAACTTTAATTCCTGGATTTAATGAAACAGTCGCTAAAGATATTCGTGAATTTGCGCTTAAAGAAGGAATCAATGAACAAGTACTAGATACTATTGTTGATCCTGCTATTGTTAAGTTTGTTAATGATTATCGAATTTTAAAGCAAGGAGTCAGTAAAGGTTCTGTTAAAAGAAAAGCAGCACCTTCTAAAAAAATTCCTACTCGGAAGTCTAGGCCTGTACAACAAAAGAAAGTTGATGCAGCCGCAGCCTTAAGAAAAAGAGCTTTAAGTAAAAATTCGACTAAAGCAGATCAAGATGCCTTTCTAAGAAGTTATGCCGAGCAGTCACTGTCTAATATGTAAATCTTATGGAGGTTTTATAAGATGGCAACTACTATTGGTGTTCGCGGTACTGGAGGTCCTCAGGGACCAGCTAGAGCTACGTCAGCTAACGTATCTCAGAGAGAAGACCTAGCGAACTTTATAACTATGATTACTAGAGATGAAACACCTTTTACTTCATCTATTGGTAAAACTAAAGCAACTGCTATTTATCATGAATGGCAAACAGACACACTAGATACTCCTGGCGATTCAAGAGTAGCTGAAGGTCAAGATTATCTTGAGCCAGCTGCTTCTGCTTATACAGGTGGTACAGCTCAAACTCCAGCCGTTGGTGCTAAGTTTGCGCAGAAGGGTCCTGAAAGAACTCGACTAGGAAACTATACTCAGATTAACGCTAAGACTATTGGTGTTTCTGGTACAAGACGTGCTGTTGATCAAGCAGGTGTTGCAGACGAATATGCATACCAGCTTAAGAAACGTGGTACAGAACTACGAAGAGATGTTGAACATGATATGGTTCACTCTTGGAATGTATCTGCTGCCGTAGGTGCACAAGGTAATACTGCAAGATCTGCAGGTAGTTACCAAGCATTCATTAACGACGCTAGTACTACTAAAGTATTAGGTGGTTGGGGTAATGCAACTACTCAAGGCGATGGAACAGGTAGAATTAAATCTGGTTCATCATCTAGTTCTGCACCAGCAGAAGGTTCTCTTGCACTTTCAGATATTGATTCTGTTATGCAGAGCATCTATGAAGAAGGTGGTAAAGCTACTAAAGTAATGCTTTCACCAAAACTACGAAGAGACTTCTCTGACCTTATGGTTAGTGATACTGGAGTAGTTAGAAATATTGACGAAGGCGGAAAGCTAAGGCAGTCTGTTGACGTTTATATGTCAGACTTCGGTGACATTATGGTTGTTCCTAATTATATTATGGGACTAAGTAGTGAAGTTACTTTTAAGAGAGCAGATAACTCTACAGATCTTGGTCAAGCTACAGATCTCGCAGATTTCTGTGCATTAATCTATGATCCAATGTGGTTTAATATAGCTACATTAAGACCTCTACAAGAGGTTGACGTTGGTCAGAAGGGTGACTCAACTGTCGGTATGATGGTTGAAGAATGTACTCTTGAAGTACGTAATCCAAAAGGTTGTGGAGCAATCTACGGTCTTAGCTAAGGATTAATTTAGGAGAGGCTTTAATTAGTCTCTCCTTTTTATTGGAGAATAAATATGGGAAATAATTCATTAGATATACCAGGTCTTAAGCTGGTAAATCATTTACCTTTAAGAGAACAGTGGAGACGCGCTAATTTTCATAAAGTAGCTATAGGAGATCCCCCTAAAAAGAAACCAGGGTATATGAGTTTTGAAGCTTGGAAAAAATCTAAGGGTTTTAATACAGGCGGAAAAGTTTCTGGTTACTATAAAGCAGGTGGCAACGTCATAACAGGGAGATAGATAATGGCTGATAAAGATTTAAAAAACATTTTACCTCCAAGACCAGTTCTTATCCGACCTAGAGGTGCTGGTAGGATGGTTTTACCAGATGGTAGATCAGTTTATACTGGAAGAAACTGGGGAAAGATGTATATACAAGATGGCAACCTGGGAGGACGAAGATCAAGAAAGTATTATAAAGATGGTGGTAAAGTCTCAAAATCCTATAAGGCTTGTGGTGCTACCGTTATAACAGGCCGAGATTAAATTAACAACTAACTAATAAATAACGGGAGGGAACTATGTACGTTATAAAAACAAATGCAGGAAATATATATCCAGTTGAAAAGTGCGTGTATAGAATAGGCGCAGCAACAAATGGTGGTTATAAGCTAACACATTTAGATCTTATAAATGTAAGTGGCACACCTGCTCCAGCATTACAAGCATCGCTTACAGCAGCAACAGCTGGAGATCTACTAGGTTATATTGGTAAGTCAGGTAGATTCACAGCAATAACAGAACCTGCTACGTAAGCTAGGAGTTGAGGATGGCAAAAGAAAATGAATTTAGATTTGGGAGTGCAACAGTAGATCCTAACAGAGGTATTAAAGCTGGTTATGATTTAAATACAAATCAATGGCAAGCTACTCAGAATGTTGATCAATACTTAAAGCACACCCAATTAGAACGTGAAAAACAAGAACACTTTGGGAAAACTAAACATGGTTATAGGAAAATGGCTACTATTCCTGATATTGTGGCTATTAAAATAAATGAAGACCATGGTATAGATCTTCACTCGCAGAGCTTTATGCAAGATAAAGACAAAATGAAAAAGTTAAGATATATATTACAAACGGAATACCCTCATCTTCTTGTCAATACTTAAGGGAGATAATTATGCCAACTTATGCAAACTTTACAGCATTAGTAAGGGATTGGTCTAATAAAGACTCTTCAGTATTATCAGATACAAGAATACAAGATTGTATGAGATATGCTGCTGATAAGTGTTATAGAAACCTTAGGGTAGTAGCACTTGAACAAACTGTAACTTATACCTCAACTGCTTTAACATCAGCAACAACATCTGGAAATGGATATGCTCCTAGTAAAACTGAATTAACTTTACCGGCAGATCTAATAGAATTTATTCAAATAAGAGAAATAGATGCAGATGGAAGAACATGCCGTGTATTTAATGAGAAGACAGATCTAAGAACTTATAATGATTGGTACGCAGAAAAATATGATTACATGGCTTATTGGTCAAGAGTTGGCAATACTTTATTATTATCACCTGGATTTAATAAAGGTTCTGGAATAGGTACACCTGATAGAGTAGAGTTACATTATTATAAAAGACTACCTGCATTAAATGCAAAGTATGCGGTAGTTCCTGCTAACTTTACTGCAGGATTTTTAACACAAGACGCTGCAGGTACTAGATTGTATTTTGTAGATGGTAATACACAAACTGCTTATACAACACAAGCAAAAGCAGAAGAAGCAATATCACTTGGTGCAGATAAAGTAACAGCACAAGTTGTATCTATTACTAATAATAATAAAGATATTACAATTGATAATGTATCTGATGCAAGTAATTTAAATGCTGGTATGACATTATCAGGAAACAATGTAACTTTAAATAGTGGAGCTCAACCTGTAATAGATAGTATTGTATCTACAAGTCCAACAGTAAAAGTAAGAATGGCTACAGGACAACCTAGCTTATTAACAAATACAGAGTTAGTCTTTGCTAATACAAATAGTAATACGTATGTAGGTAATGAAACATATCATTGGTTAAGAGATGAGAATGAAAGAGTTTTATTAATGGGTGCACTTGCTGAGGCATTTGCATACTTACAAGATGATGATCAAGCAGCAAAATATAAACAATTATTTAATGAAGAAATTCTAGAATTGAACAATGAAGATGCTCAACGTAATGCTTCTGGAGGAAATGTTCAGGTAACTTTTAATGGAAGAGGGTTAATCTAATGGCAACACCAGCATCACCAGATACACAAAATAAAACCGGTTCAACTTCAGATGAAGCAAAAGGTGGTTTGTTTAATACAGGCGATACCGTTGTTTTAGAAACCTTAGCAGGAGTTATATCAGCTGATGTAGATGCAGCTAATACTTCTGCCAATAATGCAGCATCTAGTGCAACTACTGCTACTGAACAAGCTACGGCAGCTGCAAGTTCAGCTGCAAGTGCAGCAGCTAGTTATGATGCTTTTGATGATAGATATTTAGGAAATAAAAGTAGTGATCCTAGTGCTGATAATGACGGAGATGCATTATTAACAGGAGCACTTTATTGGAATACATCAGATAATGTAATAAAATCTTATACAGGTTCAGCTTGGTCTCAAATTAAACCTACAACAACAGAGCAAGGACATATAAATACAGTTTCAGGTATAGCTTCTAATGTTACAACAGTAGCTGGAATAAGTAGTAATGTAACGACTGTAGCTGGTATATCTAGTGATGTAACTGCTGTTGCTGCCGATGCAACAGATATTGGAGTAGTGGCTGGCAAAGCTACTGAGATAGGATTACTAGGCGTAGCCGATGTTATTACAGATATGGG